GGGGAGCATCGCTATTTTCATTAGCTTCATCCATTTCGGTTCTACCTTGGGGTTCTTCCGTCACATCCGTAGATCTGTATGTGAATGGAAGATCGGTACCCACAGGTTCTGCAAACTCCAAATCAGAACCACCTCTAGCAAAGAAGAGGATAGTTACAGGCAAGGCCAGTGAGGGATCTGGCGAAGTAAGTGGAGTGAGAACCGTGATAGTGACAATTCCGTTGAAAGCATTGATAGCTCCGGCGGTTGCCGCTGGCGTGGAATTGTAGTAGTGCGTATCAGTAGCATCACCAAGGGATGATAATTGCACTTTCTGCCACGGTGTGGGTTGGTGCCAATTCACGGGAAGTTCAAAATCTCGGGTTTCTGCGAGATCAATTATACGTGAATAGACGGTTTGGGATTCACCAATAGTAACGCTACTCGTGGGTTCATACGAGATGCGTATCTTACCGCGATGGAGTGCGGATGCAACAATCGAAAAACGATATACCATAGTACCGCGCCAGTGCCGAAACATTGCTGCGACAGCTGTACAAGGCGGAATAGCATTCCGATTTTGTGAGGATGTTGTATCCAAAGTGTGGTAAGTCGGTCCAACTCTAAAAGAGAAAATCCTATCCCCAACAACTCCCGACTCATCCCATGAGGCACTATTGATGAGTGTCTCTCGGGTGAGGATGTAGGATAACGCCATCTCGTCAGTGCCATCGAGTCCCACCGTTCGTGAATCGAGGGTGAGCTGAGCTTTGGCATCAAGAGAGAGTTTATGGACGTGTTCGTGAGTGTTGGTTGAGGCAATATCTCCAAAATGCCTTTCTCGAACGATTTCGGTATTTGAGAGGACTGGGGGCCTTGCAAACCCAAAATGGGATGCAGCGGCTCCGACTGCTTTGGCAGCCATTTCAGTAGGCAACGCAAAAGGTTCGAAAATTGGAATTTTAGCGAGTAGACCTGCTACTCTAGCAACCGCCGAAGCGGGTTTGGAAATGAGACCAGAGGAAAATTCATCGGCTTCGTTACCCTGGTAATTTTCGGCGGAAAATCCAGCCGAAGTTGGTACACAGAGTTCAGCGTCATCCATCCAAGCATAAATTAATATCTGGACTTTTCCTAAGGGGGCATTTGCATGTGCTAGAGGTGTTACATTGGTTAGTCTGAGGGTTCCCATATCAACAAAGGACTGAAAAGATGTGATATCAATCCAATTGTAAGGGGAGAAGAATGGAAGAGTCATTTCACCACCTTGGGAGGTGGCCGCATCAAGGTAGATATGCGGTTGTTGAGAAAGGACTGTTTTGTAGACTTTTTGATTTATGTTACCGTAGTTGCCTGGGGATGAC